AGAAAATCATAATTTATTTGGGATGAAATTGGCTAACAGACGCATTAGAACAGCAAAAGGTACACAACTTAATCATGCATACTATAATAATTGGCAAGAAAGTGTATATGACTATGCATTTTATCAGTGCCGTTATTTGAGTAAAGTAGATTCAGAAAAAGAGTATTATGATGCTTTGGATGCTTCATATGCTTCCACTGGAAAGAAATATTCTGAAACTTTAAAAGAAGTTGTAGAAAAGCAAAAGTTAAAAGACTTATTTGATGATAACTAAAAAAGATTCTGTACAAGAACAAGCATTAAAAGAGATAGAAAAGTATCAAAGGTGTGGTGTAGGTATTTCTATGGGTGTTGGCAAGACAAGAATTGCTATTAAACATTTAATGAAAAACTATCATCCTCTTATAAAGGTATTAGTTGTAATACCCAAATTGTCTATCAAAGACTCTTGGGAAGATGAACTAAAGAAAATGAATCTAGAAAAATTAAGCAAGCATATAGTATTTAGCACATATCTTTCTATAAACAAACAGGATCCTACTGAGTATGACATTGTCTATTTAGATGAATGTCATAGTCTTTTGGATACTCATGAAACTTTTCTTGAAAATTTTAAAGGAAAGATTCTAGGTTTAACAGGTACACCACCTGTTAGAAAAACCAGTGAGAAATATAGAATGGTTTATAAATACTGTCCTATTGTATTTAAATTTTCTGTAGATCAAGCCACAGACCAAAAGATTCTGAATGATTACAGAATTTATGTTCATAAGATTGGTTTGAGTAAACTACCGGCATTTAAGAAGAAGAATAAAAGTGGTGGCATATGGTATACTTCTGAAAAGAATGACTATGACTATTTAACTAAGCAATTAGCTACTGCAAATACACCAAAACAATTACAGTTCTTTTCTATTCTTAGAATGCGGGCAATGATGGACTATAATACCAAAGAGATTTATCTTAAAAGTATTTTAGACCAGGTAAATAGCAAGTGTATCATATTTGCTAATACTCAAGAACAAGCTGATAGAATATGCAAGCATAGTTATCATTCCACTAATCCTAAATCTGATGAGAATCTTCAGTTGTTCAAGGATGGTAGAATACAGAAACTATCTTGTGTAATGCAGCTTAATGAAGGTGTTACTGTACCAGATCTTAAAGTTGGTATTATAATGCATGCTTATGGCAATGAAAGAAAGTCTGCTCAGAGAATTGGCCGTCTATTAAGACTAAATCCAACTCAGGTAGCTACTTGCCATATCTTGTGTTATAAAGATACCATAGATGAGAAATGGGTAGACAAAGCACTGGATGGACTAGATCAAGAAAAAATAACAACTATTGTGGTATGAGATTAGAATTTGAAGTATTCCAAGCAATCTACAATGTGGCCGGCAGTTTTCAGATTGATTCTGATTCTGCCGGTTTTTTTAATCTTAGATTTGGTTATTGGAGACGTATAGACATGCATGCAATCCAACAAGTTCTTCCTGAGTACTTGGTTATTCATGAAGAAGATCATGAAGATGATGATTGCGGCTGGCTTTATCACTATGTAATTAAACATAAAGGCAACATATATGGGTAAAATGAAAGAAATTTTTATGGAAATACGTGAGCAAGAAGCTGAACAAGAAAAAATTGAACAAGCTTCAGTATTTGACTCCGGTATAATGTGTCCTAACTGCTTCAAGACAAATCTAATTGAGTTCAGTCAACATGATTTGTATTGTGAATGTTGTGGACAAGACTTTATTAAAGTAGAAAATTCAATAAGATTTAAGTAATGAAATGGAATCCTAAAGATTGGCAAGGAAAAAGAAAAGATCAAGTAGAAAACAATTATGTAGGTCTATACATTGTTGTTATGATACTGACATTTCTTGCTATTATTTTTTTATTTTCTTCTTGTTCTTCAGCTAATGCATGTTATGTGCAGAGATCAAGTGTGGTGATTACAGATGAAAAAGAAAATGTAATCTATATAAAAAATACAGACATAGGTAATATGATATATACTCATTGGGTACGTGGTACTTATGGAGATCAATATAAGCCTGTCCTAGTATCAGATAGTACCTTTACTAACTTATCAAAAAAAATTAATTAAAATGAAAGCTGAAACCTACTATAGAATAATACATTTATTGGCAGGTATTGCTATTGGTTATTTATTGTTAAACTAAATGTCATGATTGAAAAAGTAAAAAACGCAATTGATGATTTTCTAAATCCTTCAGCAACATTCTTTGATGCTGATTATACTAAAAGAAAAGCAGCTGAAGAGTGTTGTGAATTAGCTACTGCTCTTTTGCAAAGTATAAATAAAAGAAAAGCAATGAATGATCAACAAATTGAGGATGAAATTGCTGATGTATTAATGTGGGTAAATGAATTAGTAAATTACTATGATTCTGCTTATATTACTGCTAGGATTGAAAAGAAAAAACAGAATTATTTTAAAAATGGAAAATTACATCATAATTATCTCTGATCCTGGTGATGAACAACCAGGTACTCATGTTACAATTAGTATATGAAGGACAATATTTATATGAAACTCACTGTCAAGGACGGTGAATTACATTTTCCTTTGAAGGCTAATGAAACAAGATTTAAAAACTTTTTGAAAACCATCCCAGATGGTGCTCATTTAGATCTATTTCTGGGTGTTACTACAGATAAAGGTAGTAATGCACAACTTGCTAGGATTCATGCCATGTGTAGAGAGATAGCCAATGAACTTGGTTATACTTTTGAAGAAATTAAACTCATGGTAAAACGTCAAGCTGGTCTGTGCTTCACTAGAAATAACACAGAGTTTTGCAAATCATTTGCAGACTGTGATAAATCAGATTTAAATCTTGCTATACAAGCCTGTATAGAAATTGGAGACTTTAATAACTTAAATCTTAGATGATAGATCTTGTTGGATCTTATCATACTTTGCTTTTGCTTCCTCTGCATTGTTAGAAAGGTAAGCATTCAACATTTCTTTTACATCAGCTTCATTGATAGCATTATCTACTTTTTTAACTAGATTTTGATCAAAAGCTGCTGCTCTAAATAATTGTTGTAAAGCAAATAAGGTATAAACGTGGGCTTCCATCTCAGATAGTTGAGGTGGATTGCCTGCATTATTAGGTGACAACAAGTCTTCAAACTTTTTAAACATTGGTGTAATTGTGGATTTATCCTCAATCACTGTAGTTAAAAAGAACATAAGGATTCTTTCAAGACCTAAAATAAAACCGGTATTGATCTCTAATCCTTTGAGATTCTGGGTTAAGTCATAAACTTCACCTACTGTGTATTTTTCTTCAGACATAATTGTATGATTTAAAAGCAAATATATGGAAAAAACTATAAACATCCCAGACATTAAACAAAAACTTTCTGAGATCATGGTTTCTCATGACTGGAAAGCTCTAGACTTCTTTTTAGATCAATTTGAATTTCAAATTCTAATGGAAGAACTAATCCAAGAATACAATCTTGGCCATAAATTTACACCTAAAGTAAGTGAAGCTTTCAACGGTATTCTGACTTGTCCATCTAATAATGTAAAGGTTATTATGATTGGTCAAGATCCTTATCCTCAAGCAGGAGTTGCTGATGGGATATCATTTAGTTGTAGCAAAACTATGAAAGAGCAACCTTCTTTAAGACATATCTTTAATGAAGTTGCAAAATTATACCCGGAAGGGTATGAAAGAGACCCAAACCTACAAAAATGGACCCGACAGGGTATAATTATGCTAAATACAGCACTAACTTGTAGAATTGGAGAGATTGGTTCTCATTATCATATATGGAAGGGGTTCACTGCATTCTTTCTAGAATATGTTAATAGACGTCACAAGGATTGTATAGCCGTTCTTCTTGGTAAGAAAGCTGAAGAATGGGCACAATACCTTGATAATCTGGATGTTATCCGGGTTAGTCATCCTGCATCAGCTGCATATACTGGAGGTCAATGGGATAGCAATGATCTTTTCAACACTATAAATAAAAAGCTCAATAAGCTTGGAAAAGAGAGTATAATTTGGTAAATTTGATAGCTAAAAAATGTGGGAACTATTACAGAAAATACTAGAATACAGAATAACACCTAATGCGTGCTTATTCTTATTTTCAGTCAGAGAAAATGTTCAATGCCCTTTTGTAAAACATGAAGATTGTATACATGAACTCATTAATGCTGAGTTTATTACATATGATCTAACTGATACTGGTAGAGTAATAACTATCACAGAAAAGGGAATGGCATTTATTTATTTATTGGATAATTATTTTATCAAAGCCAAAAAGAAAACTAACATCCAACTGATGGGAAAAGAATTTCTACAACATATAGAGTTGTATAGAGATGGCTTCCCAAAAGGTAAGTTACCAAGTGGGTTGCCGGCTAGGAATAATACAAAGGCTCTTGGAGAATCATTCAGATGGTTCTTTGAAACTTTTGATTATACCTGGGAGGAAGTACACAAAGCAACTAAGATGTATGTTGATGAATACAGGGCAAATAATTATCTCTATATGCAAACAAGTCAATACTTCATAGCAAAGCAAGACAAACACAAAGTTAAAAAGTCAGCATTAGCAGACTATTGTGATATGGTTAGAGATGGAGTTCAGATTGAAACACAGCATTTTACAGAAAAAGTAGTATAATGAGTAAACCAGAAAAAGCCTGGAACGGGCAATATGCATCATTTAATGAAGCACTTAAGTATATGCAGAAAAGAGCTGCAGGACAAGAGAAGTCTATATATACTCCATGGCCTAAGTTCAATGACGCTACAACAGATGGTTTAGAATGGAATACACTTACTGTAATAGGAGGAAGACCTGG